TAGGCAAGATGGGCCAACAAGAAGGTGAATATTATCAACCAAATGATTCAAAATGGCATGTTGATAAATTAGGTATGGTTTATAAATTTAACACTGATATTCCTGCTATGAAAATACCAGAACGATCTTTATTTTTATTGCAACAAATAGGATGTATAGTATCTCAAAATGAATATATAGGAATTAAAATTCATGATGGTTTATATGATGAAAGTAATAAATTTTATTTTATGTCTAGTATGAAAGAGACTAAATTAAGATCACATTTACCTTTACTTATGCATCAAGCAGACCATATGGCTGCTCAAATTGAATTTGAAATATGGAATAATGCAACCGATGCTGTTCCTAAACAATCAAAACCTAAAAATGCTTCTAAAGGTGATAAAACTTTAAGAACTGCTAAAAAAATTAATACAAAAAATAATCCGAATCTATCAAATGCTACTTTGGATGTTATAGATTCTTTTTTTAAAGACTAAATTATGGGCTGGATAATATCAACAATAATACTTACTATAATTGTAACAGCAATGAGTTTTGCTCTTATAAATTTATTAAGAAAAAACGAAAAACTAGAAGACTTTATAACAAAACAAAGTGATGCTATAAATAAATGTAATCAAAGGTTAAAAGAAATAGACAATAAAAATGTTTTTTATGCTGATGATGAAATAGGATGGTTTTTTCAAGAAGTAAAAAAAATTCAAGACGCTTTAAACGAATTTACCCTTAAATAAAAATACATGCCAAATAAAATAAAAACGGGAGCAGACTCTATTCCCCCACCAAAGAAAAAAAGAGGAAGAAAAAGAACAAAAAAAAGATACTTTACTGAAGATACAGAAGCAGCAATAGCAGAATATTTAGCATCTAATAATCAAGCAGAAAGAGATAAAATATATAATAGTAGAATACATTATGCTTTTTATAAATTAGCAGAAAACTTAATACACACTTTTAAATTTTACTATACAGAAGTTGATAGTTTAGAAGATTTAAAACATGAAGTTATTGTTTTTCTTTTAGAAAAATTAGATTACTTTAAACCTGAAAGAGGTTCAAAAGCATTTTCTTATTTTAGTATTGTAGGTAAAAATTATCTTATTCTTTATAATAATAACAATTATAAAAAGAAAAAAATAACAACAGATGTAATGGATGCTGATGAAGATGATAATGTATTATCTAATTTAGACAGACCTAGAAGAAAAAAAGAACTAAATGATTTTATAGATTATTTTACAAAATACATAGACAAACATATGTTTACATTATTTAAAAAAGATAATGATAGAAAAGTTTGTGATGCTATAAACATTTTATTTAAACGTAGAGAAAATTTAGAAATCTTTAATAAAAAAGCACTTTACATTTATATAAGAGAAATAACTACAGTAGAAACTCCTGTAATAACTAAAGTAACTAAAATTTTAAAAAAACTTTATAAAAAACTATATAACGAATACTATAACACAGGACATGTAAGAATTTAATAATTATTATATTTATTATAAAACGTAAATATGGATCCATTAAATCAAATAATATTCGATGATAAATCTTTTTCAGATATATTAAAAGAAATTCATAAAAATCAAACAAAAAAATCAAAACAATTAGCCTCATTAATTGCTGAATTAAGGCCCCTTATAACATCTTTAGGAGATGCTACAGTAGTAGTACCTTTAATTAAAGAATATATGGAAATAAGTGTTAAAAATGATGACCAATTAATAAAAATGGCAGCTATAGTCCAACGTTTATCTACAGGTACTACTAGTACAGGAGATGGGGGCACATTAACAGAATCTGAATTATTACAACTCCAAGATATAGCTGAAGAAATTTCTAAAACTGTTGAAAATCCAAAAACTGTTAATAACTCTAAATCTGATAAAGAATAAAATATGGCAATAGGAGGAGCAGATATAACTAGTGCTGGTAATTTACAAATTCCACCAAATAATAGACTAACAGCTGTTAGAGTAATAGATGTTATCTTAAGTATAGATCATCCTAAAGCAGAAGAATTAGGATATTATGATGCTATAGGTACTGTTTTTTATTCAAAATTAACATCAGATTCTGCTCCTACTAATCCTGATGCTTTAAAATTTGCTAGACCTCTTTTTTCTTTTATAAAAAATTACCCTTTAAAAAATGAAATAGTTTTAATTCTATCTACACCAGGTAGGGGTGCTAAAAGAATATCATATTACCTTCCCTCTATAAGTATTTGGAATCACCCTCATCATAATGCATTACCTAGTGCTGCTTCGTTTGCTGATATAAATTTAAATCCAGATTATAATGCTGCACAAAATGGGTTAGTTTATAGAAATGTAGAAGATGAATCTACAGAAATAATTTTAGGTGATTATTTTCAAGAAAGATTAAATATTAAACCACTTTTACCTTATGAAGGAGATAGAATATTTGAAGGTAGATTTGGTAATTCAATTCGTTTAGGGTCAACTTCAAAATCACCAACACCACCCCCTTGGTCACTTAATCAAAGTGGAAATCCTGGAGACCCCATAATAATAGTCCGTAATGGTCAAGGAGGTCAAGATGATAAAGGATGGATCCCTACAGTAGAAAGTATAAACTCTGATGAATCTTCATTGTATTTAACTTCAACCCAAAA